ACAGCGGCCGCAACGACTTCTACTCGGGCGTCGGGATGCTGGCCTCCCAGATCGGCCGCAACCGGTTCCTGCGGATGAAGGACGTGGTCACTAATGAGGCGGTGTGGAACGCGTTCGCGACGTCGGTGGACGGCAACAAGCGGCCCCTGGTCCCGGTGACGGCGGCGTACAACCCGGCGGCGACCGGTGACTTCGACCCGTCCTCGGCGGACGAGGGGCCGGTCGGCTCGATCCTCGGCCGCCGCTGGTGGGTCGACAACAACATCCCGCTGACGTTCGGCGGGGCGACCACGAACCCGGGCATGTCGACCCTGTCGGCGGGCCACACGTCGCCGGTCGACGGCACCGGCTCGGGCGACACGTTCACCCCGCTGATCGGCGGCGTGTTCGACGACATGCTGCTGTTCGAGGGCGAGGTCCGCACTCGCGTGCTGCAGGAGGTCCTGTCGGACACCCTGCAGGTCCGGTTCCAGCTGTTCTCCTACATGGCGTTCCTCCCGAACCGGTACCAGAACGCCGGCAAGGTCGTGTCCTACGGCAACGTCAACTCGGGCATCACGGCGGGCGCCGCGCTGTCCACCGGCACCGGCGGCGGGCTCGTCGGCTTCTGACCGTCCGTCCATCTGAAAGGGAGGACCCCTCATGGATCTTGGCGGCGGGAAGTACGCGGCCTACGAAGAGGAGTGGCTGCTCGACGGCAGCCCCTCTGCGCCGAGCCGGCGCACCATCGGCCGGCGCGACATCACGAGCGGCACGGCCGGCGTCAAGCTGACCGCCACGGTCACGGCCACTACCGTCCTCGCGGTGTACGCCGTCGCCGTGCAGCCCGGCGACGTTTTCGATTTCGCGTCGTTCATCTGCGCGGTCGCGCCGACGGGCACGATCGCTCACTCGTGGGCGGCCGTTTACACCGGCACCGGCACCGGCGCCGCGCTGCTCGCCCAGTCGGCGGACGTGACCACCGGCTTCGCCCTCGGCGCGAACAAGCTCGCGCTCGGCTCCGCCGTGGCCAACATCGGCACGCAGGGCATCGGGCAGGGGCCGTCCACCCCTGCGCTCGTGGCCGCCGGGCCGGCCGTCTGGGGCATTGCCCTGTACGGCCCCGGCGCCACGACGGGCGCGCTGCTCGACGGCGCGCTGGGCGGTTCCCTGGCCGGGGAGGTCGCGGTCACCGGGCAGGCGGCGCTGGCGTCGACGGGCACGATCACCGCCAGCGCGACCGCGCCGGCGGTGCTGCCGACCATGACCGCCGTGGTGGCGCCCGTCCCCTACGTTCTCCTGTCGCGCTGACGGTGGCGACCCGCGCGGACGTCCTGGCCGGGCTGCAGCGGGAGCTGCGGCACGCGGAGGGCAACGGCGCGGCCGGGTACGCCACGCGGCTCCGCCGGCAGATCATGCGGCTGTCCGCCGGGACGGCCGTCAACCCAGCCATGGAGGCAGTCAGTGGGAATGTCACAGATGATCAGCGACCTGAAGGAGCACCTGGCGCAGGGCGAGCAGCTGCTCGCCAGCCACATCCCCGGCATGGTCGAGTGGGCGGAGAGGGCCGAGGCCGACCCGCTGGTCCAGGCGGCGATTGACCTCGCCGTCCCCGCGTCGACGCGGATGATGCTGGCCGGGCTGCTGAAGGGCGTCGAAGCCGAGGTGCAGAAGGCCGAGGCGGATGCCGCCGCGGCGGCACCGGCCGAGCCCGACCCGGCGCCCGCGCCGGCCTGACCTGAAAGAGAGACGCACATGCCTAAGCCGAGTGTCGGCCGGATCGTCCACGTCCTCGCGGACCCGAAGCACAACAACGGGTCCGATGTCGCCCTGGCGCACATCACCCGCGTGCACGGCGACGACTGCGTCAACCTCCGCGTGACTTATGACGGGCCGTCGGCAGCACCCGAGGGCCGCTACGACTGGGTCACCTCGTGGGCGCTGCACGAGTCCCGCGAGGCGCTGGAGGCCCATTGCGCCGCCAAGCGGGAGAACTCCGGCTGGGCCGGCCCCGACTGGGGCGCGTTCTGGCCGCCGAGTGTCGCCTGACCCGGCCACGCCGAGACAAGACGGGAGATGAGGGGCAGTGCCCGCGACGGCACCGTGGTACCAGGGCGCGGCAGTGCCCGTCCCCGGCTTCGTTAACGCTGACACGGACGGCAACCCGCAGGACGCCGCCACGGTGACGGTGACGATCACGCTGCCCGACCGCACCACCACGGCCCCGGAGGTCACGCGCACCGGGACCGGGACCTATGCCGCGACGTACGTGACGACACAGGCCGGGCACCACATCGTCCTGTGGGTGGCCGCGGACACTGCGTATCCCGGCGCGTTCGCTGACAGTTTCGAGGTCCAGACCTCCGCCGACCCGACGATCGTGTCGCTCGCGCAGGCGAAGCAGATCCTGAAGCTGACCGGCACGACCGAGTTCGACGGGGAGCTGCAGGGCTACAACGCGTCCGCCAGCGAGGTGGCGGAGTGGGCGTGCGGCGCCGTCGTCACCAGGCAGCGCACGGAGGTAATCCGCGCGTCGGGCCGGGCGCTGATCCTGTCTCACGCCCCGGTCCGCACCGACCTGGGCACGCCGATCGACACCACGTACCAGCGCGACGGGTCGGTGACTAACGGCCTGGTCAGCATCACGCCGCTGCTGTCCTACGGGTTCATGTACGACATCGATCAGCTGCTTGTCGACCCGGACACGGGTATCATCCGGCACGCGGCCGGGTTCCCGTTCTTCTACTCGTCCGACTACCTGGCCCAGTACAAGGCCGTTTACTGGGCAGGGCGGGCGGTGATCCCGTCGGCGGTCTACGACGGGGCGCGGATCATCCTGGAGCACCTGTACCAGGTGACCCGCGGCGGCGCCGGGGCGCAGAACATCGCGGCGGGCGAGTCGGTGACGGTCGTGCCCGGGTTCGGGTACGCGATCCCGAACCGGGCGCTGGAGCTGTTCGCGACGGTTTCCGGCTCGGGCGCGAGGGCGGCGTTCGCATGACAGCCACAACCACGTCGCAGGTCCCCGCGGTCACCGATTACCTGGTGGCGGCGGCGAAGGCGTCGCCGCTGCTCGGCGCGGCGTCCCCGCCGGCGTACGTGTTCGACGGGCCGCAGCCGCCTGTGGCGACGCAGAGCCTTGAGCGGGTGCTGTGGATCGGCGCCGACCCCCTCAATCCGGAGGACATAGCGGCGGAGGCAACCCAGAACTGGCCGGTGATGGACCACGCCAGGACCCGCGACGAGGACGGCAGCATCACCTGCGCGGCGCAGCACTGGTCGGGCGACCCGGCGAGCAAGGTGCACCGGGACGGGGCGGCGGCGATCGTCGCGGGCGTCGAGCTGCTGCTGCGCGGCGACACGCTGGCCGGCGGCCCGGGTGACGCGAGCATGGGCGGCCTGGTCATGTGGTCCGGCGTCGACGGCCCGTTCCAGTGGGGGCCGCGCCAGGTGGCGAACGGCGCGGCGATGCTCGTCACTTTCCGCATTACCTACCGTGCCCGGCTGACGACGAGTTAGGAGATTTTCATGCCCCCTGTCAGGTGCATCAAGCCGTTCGGGAGGTCCGTGCCCGGCGATCTCGCCGACCTTCCGGCCGGGGCGGCGTTCGACACCGAGCACTGGGAGAACGTCGGCGCCGCGCCCGGCGGCGAGCGCCAGTCCGCCGCCGGGCTCGCGCCCGCACCCGCTGGCGCAGACGGCGGGCAGCCCAGCCTAGCGCCGGCTTCGGCCGTCATCCCGAAGGAAGGTGCGTAACCCGTGGCGCTCGAATCGGGCCTGGCCGCCCAGTGGTGCGCGTACGACGAGGCGACGTATGGCGTCTCGCTGCTGACGGCGCCGAAGTTTTACCTGTGCGACTCCGACTCCCTCGAGCTGAAGAAGGTCACCAAGCAGAGCACGGGGATCGTCTCCGGTGCCCTGTACCCGCGGGCCTCGCGCCGGGTGGTGACGGAGTACTCGGCGGGCGGCGGCGTGGTGATGGACCTGCCCGAGCGCGGCATGCAGCAGTGGCTGTACCGGATGATGGGCAGCTTTGGCCAGACGGCCGCGGCCCTGACGGAGGACGCGTCGACGGGCGCCTACTCGGCAACTCACGCGCCGGGCCCGCTGGAAGGGCACAGCTTCACCTTCCAGAAGGGCGCCCCGGCGGTCGACGGCGGCACGGTCGAGCCGTCGACCTACACCGGGTGCAAGGTCAGCGAGTGGGAAGTCTCCGCCGCGATGGGCGAGATCGCCAAGCTGACCCTGACCCTGGAGGGCCGCAACGAGCTGGCCGGCACGCACAAGGACCCGCTGAACGCCTCGGTGCCGGCGCTCCAGACCTACTCGGCGCCTCCCGTGGGCAGCGTGTTCCGCTGGACGGGCGCGACCGTCTATTACGGCGGCACGCCGAGCACCACGTCCGGCGTGACGAGCCTGGCCAGCCCGGTCGTGGCCGGGAACATCAAGGGCCCGATCTCGGTCAAGCACACTCGCCCGATGGACACCACCCGCTACAGCCCTGAGGTGTCGCCGTACCGCAACGAGCCGCTGCAGCAGGGCCTGAACGCGCTGACCGGGTCGTTTACAGTTGAGTGGCTCAGCGCCGAGACGTACTACAACGCGTACGCGGCGGACACGGCGACGGCGATCGAGTACCAGTTCCAGACGGCGGCCATCGGCTCCGGCAGTGACATTGCCACGTTCTCGGTCTTGGTGCCGAACATCCGCCTGGAGGGCGAGTCGCCGAAGATCACGGGCCCGGTGGTGCTGACCCAGGCGGTCCCGTGGACCGGCCTGGACGACGGGGTCAACAACGTCTGCCAGATCACTTACTGGACCCTGGACTCGGCCTGATGGCGGTGCGGCGGGCGCGGGCGCCGCGGACACGGCGGCAGCGGGCCACTGGCAGCGTCCGGGCGACGACGGGCTCTGTCGGCGGCGGGGACCTGGCAGTGGCGGCGGAGGAGATCGCGGCCGGGGCCCGGAAGCTGGCGGCGTGGTCGAGGCAGATCGCCGCCTCGGTCAATGTCGACGCCGGGGAGACCACCGCGGTGGTCTGGACGGATGCCGGGCCGGCGTACCCGGCGGAGACCAGGGCGCGGCATCCGCTGTTCGGCGACCGCAAGTACTGGTACGGGCCGCCGGGGGCGCCGTTCCTTGCCCCGGCGGCGGCGCTGCGCGCCGGGGCGGCCATGGCGAGGTACGCGCAGAAAATTGACCGTTTGTGCAGAGAGGCAGGTTTCGGTGATCAGGGTTGATTTCGAGGGCCGTGAGCGGGGGCTCGACACCACTCGCATCATGTTCAAGGACGCGATGGGCATTCAGTCCTACACGGGCGTGTCGATCGGGGACTGGCAGGACGGCCTGGAGTTCCCGGTGGAGAAGGGCGGGGACGGCGAGCCTGACAAGGTCCTGAACCCGCCGCCGGAGTGGCTGAATTACGTGGCGGCGCTGTACTGGCTGATGCTGCGGCAGAACGGCGAGGTCGCCGTGATCGGCGAGGTCGACTTCGATCCGTTCGGGTTCTACGCCGCCTACGTGCAGGCGCTGGGCAGGCGCGTGGCGGAGCTGCGCGCGGAAAAGGCGGAAAAGGCGGCGGCGCCGGACCCTATACAGCCCGGCCTTTCCCCGCCCGGGGATCAGCTGTCACCGGCGCTGTCCTCCCCGACGGCTACGACCCGGAAGCCCCGCGCCCGCAGGCCCGAGCCGGAGGCCGCCACCGGGTCATGACCAGCAGGGACCTGGCCGGGCTGCGCGCCCGGTACCTGTTCCAGCTGGCGCGGCTGTGCAGCCTTCGGCCGCCCGACGTGGAAGTCCTGGACCTGGCCGACTTCGCCGGCTTCATCGACTCCATTGATTCCTGGCTGAAGATCGAGTTCTCGCCGAGGAGGTGACCCCGGATGGCCGGCACCCTGGTGCGGCGCGTGCTTTTGCAAATTGACGCCGACGACGGCACCACCGCGGAGAAGCTGGACCGCATCCAGAAGAAGGCCGACGAGCTCAAGGCGGCGAGTCCGGACCTCGCCGTCCGGATCGACACCGCCGCGGCGTCGGCGAAGCTGGGGGTGCTGCGGCAGGAGCTGAAGGACACCGCGGCGGGCGCGGACGGCTTCGGCGCGGCGACTGACCGGGTGTCGTCGGCGTCGGCGCGGATGGCGGAGGCGCTCGCCGAGCAGTCGGCCGCCGCGGAGAAGCTCGCGACGCTGCAGGGCGACGACACGGCGACGGCGGAAGCGCTGTCGGAGGCGACGGCGGCGCTGACCGAGACGTCGCTCGCGGCGGCCGCTGCCCGCAAGGGCCTCGCTGACGCCGAGGCGCGGGTCAGGGCGATGACAGAGGCGGCGTCGGCCGAGCAGGCCGAGGCGGGCATTGCGACCAAGTCGCTCACGGCGGAGACGGCGATACTCGGCGACGCGCAGGCGGCGGCGGGCGACAAGGCGGAGGAAAGCGCCGGGAAGACCGAGGCCCTTGGCAAGGCGTGGGATGTCGCCAAGTACGCCCTGCTGGGCGTCGCGGGCGGCCTGGCCTACGGGATCGTCAAGGCGGCCGGGTTCTCCCAGGAGATGACCCGGGTTCACACGCAGGCGGGCGTGGCGACCTCGCAGATCAAGGGCCTGTCCGCCGGGATCCTGAACATGGCGGGCCCGGTCGGGCAGGCCCCGGACGCGCTGGCCGAGTCGCTGTACCACGTTGAAAGCTCGTTCGCGTCGGTGGGGATCACCGGCCCGAAGGCCCTGTCCATGGTGAAGGCGGCGGCGGAGGAGGCCGACGTCGGCGGGTCGAACCTGGTCGACACCACGAACGCCCTTGACGCCACGATCGCGGCCGGGGTGCCGGGCATTACCTCCTACGGCAGCGCGATGGGCGCGCTGAACAGCATCGTCGGGTCTGGCGACATGGCGATGCAGGACCTGACGGACGCCATGGGTACCGGTGCAATGGCCGTCGCGAAGTCGTACGGGCAGTCGATTTACCAGGTCGGCGCTGCGCTTGCGGTCCTGGGCGACAACAACATCCGCGGCGCGAAAGCGGCCACCGCCCTGCGGATGGCATGGCAGGCGGTGCAGGCCCCGCTGGTAGCCGCCAAGCCCATCCTGTCCTCTATCGGCCTGGGCATGACGACGCTCGCCTCGACGATGGAGCACCACGGCCTGTCCGCCGCGATCGGCCAGTTCATTCAGCACCTGAAGGCGAGCAAGGTCCCGGTCGCCGACTGGGGCCAGTACATGACCGAGATCTTCGGCAAGAAGGCCGGAGTCGCGATCGGGGTGCTGACTGACCAGTTCTCCCGGCTGCAGGGCAAGTTCCCGGTGCTGGAGAAGGGCGCGAAGGACTTCGGCGCGGCGTGGGCGACCCAGTCCAAGACCCCGCAGCAGGAGCTCAAGGACCTGGAGGCCGGGTCGGAGGCGCTGGCGACCAAGCTGGGCACCGATCTTCTGCCTGAGGCCGAGAAGGTCCTGGGCTGGGCGGACAGCTTCGTCAGCGCCCTGGAGAAGGGCAACGGCTGGGCGGTCACCTTCGCCGGGACCGTGGGCGGCATCCTCGCCCTGATCGCCCTCAAGAAGCTGGAAGACGGACTGACCGGGGCGGTTGAGGGCGTCGAGGGGCTGTGGAAGGGGGGCGGCAAGCTCCTGACCTGGGGCGGGAAGATGGTGACGATGCTGCGCGGCCAGGCCGCCGCGCAGGGGGAGGCGACGGTCGCGACAGAGGAAGGGACCGTCGCGCAGGGCGAGGCGGACGCCGCCATGGACGCGAACCCGATCGGGGCCGTCATCCTCGCCTTGGCCGCGCTCGGCGTCGGGATTTACGAGCTGGTGAAGCACTGGCACGTGCTGAGCCACGACACGGCGGCGGCGTTCGACGTGGTGCGCCACGCGGTCGCCGAT